GTGAACATCCTGGTCACCGACAGGAACCACCAGTTGATGTCGATCGGCAACGAAGAGTTCCTTCGCAACTTCCCGAAGGGGATGATCCGGACTGTCCCCGAACTCGGTCTGCGCCACTATGTCTCTAACCAGGTAGTGTGCGTCATCAGCGCCAAGATGTACGTCGGTCTGAAGTCTCACTGGAATGACGAAGACCACAACCTTCTGCGCCGTCCCATTCCGGAATTCCCCAAGGATAATATCGTTTGGCTTCCCAAGTATTATCGGTATCCCATTGAAAGGAATAAATGTCCAAGTCGGAAATAATTGAACTCCATCAACCGTGCCCAGACTGTGGCTCATCGGATGCCTTGTGTAAGTACGACGATGGCCACAGTTACTGTTTCTCTTGTCTGACTTATACGCCGTCTGGCAGAGATGAAATGATAGGTTTTAGCTACGAATATTTACCACATCGAGGTATCTCGGCGGATACATTTAGGTTCTTTGATGCAAAGACTAAGATTGATCCTGCCGGCAAGCCAGTCTCCATTGGGTTCCAATACGGAAAATCGTATAAAGTTAGGCTCTTGGACAAGAAGGGATTTTTCTGGCATTATCCAGAGGGCCAAACCTCCGAGAAGGGAACACTCTATGGACGAGATCGGTTCGCTGCAAGCCCCCATCGAACAATCACCATCACCGAAGGTGAGCTGGACGCACTCTCGCTTTACGAGGTACTGCGCTCGCCAGTCGTATCGGTTAAATCTGCTTCTTCTGCTGGCACTGATGCTGGCATGGAGAGATCCTGGCTTAACGAATACGAGAGAATATATCTCGCATTTGACGGAGACGAGGCCGGGCGACGAGCAACTGCGGCGGTTGCTAAACTCTTTGATCCCAACAAAGTCTACGTCCTCCGTTTCCCCGGCGGCAACCGGAAGGATGCCAACGATTACCTACGGTTCGGAGAACGCGACGAACTAGCTCAGCTATGGCATGACGCAAAGCGCTACCTTCCTGAGCAGATCGTTTCAGGCTTCGATGAGTTTGAGAAGATACTGAAGGAAGAGCCTAAGAAAGGCGTCAGCTATCCATGGCCAACTCTGAATTACATGACGTATGGCATCCGAACGGGTGAGAGTGTTCTGGTTACTGCCCAGGAAGGTGTCGGCAAAACAGAGGTGATGCATGCAATCCTTCATAATCTCCTGTCTCAGACAGACGAACCAATCGGCTGTATCTTCCTGGAAGAGCCTAAGAAACGCTTGCTCCAGGCGATTGCCGGGATTGATCTACAGCGTCCTGTACATCTGCCTGATAGTGGGGTCAGCGATGAAGAGACATTCGAAGCGCTACGTCGTGTGGTACAGGTGGATGACCGTCTTCATGTCTATAGTCATTTTGGATCAGACGATCCTGAGGTTATTATCGACACCATTAGATTTCTGGTATCCGCGCGTAAGTGTCGCCGTGTTCTGCTGGATCACGTTTCAATGGTTGTTAGCGGATTGGGAGGCGATAATGAACGGCGCGCTCTCGATTATCTCACGACTCAGTTGGAGATGATGGTCAAGGCGCTAGACTTCTCGTTGATATTAGTCTCACATGTCAATGATGATGGTCTGACACGAGGATCACGCAACATCAGCAAAGTCGCTGATATACGGATCGACCTCAGTCGTGATATCAAGTCGGCCGATCCAATCATACGCAGAACAATGCATCTCATGGTATCTAAGAATAGGTTCTGTGGAAGAACTGGTCCTGCTGGTACTCTACTATTTGATCCTCAAACGTATACATTATCCGAAGATATTGGTTATCCTGCAAATGACAACTTTAAGGAAGTCTCTGACTTCCGTCTTAAACAATTGGTGGCAGCATGACGCACCCGTGGTCTGATTTAAGATGGTGGAACTCTGGCGAACGCCAGGCAGCAGAGGAGAAGATCGATGATCTTTTTGAACGGGGAATTGCGTGTAGCCCGAGCAAGGGCCTCCTCTACAAGGCTCTTTCAGCAACACCAGAAAGAGAAGTCCGAGTTGCGATCATTGGACAGGATCCGTATCCTGCGGTCGATATGGCAACTGGTGTCGCTTTTTCCATCCCAAAAGACGTTGGTCCAAGCCGGTTTCCTCACACCCTCAAGATCATCTTCGGGGAATACACCAAAGATCTTGGATTGCCAAGTCCGACTTCAGGTGATCTCAGCAGATGGACGGAACAAGGCGTCCTTCTCTGGAACTCCGTACTATGTTGCAAAGCGGGTCAGCCTCTTTCTTGCGATTGGGATGAATGGGGATACCTCACCCGTGAAATCATCACACGGCTCTCTGATAGAGGGATTGTCTTTGCTCTGCTTGGAAATGTCGCAGCTCGAAACGAAAGCCTCATCAATCCTCGCAACAATCGCATTATCCGAACATCCCATCCAAGCCCACGAGGCATTAGAGCTAGTAAAACTCCATTCACAGGGTCACGTCTCTTCAGCACCATCAACGCCAGGCTCCGAGAAGTCGGGCGAGGATCAGTAGATTGGGAGTTGAAAGATGAAGAGTTCAAGCCAGGAGATATTGGTCAAGGTTACATACCACCAACAGGTGTGGTTCGAGGTAATGTACTTCCGAACATTACCGGAGCAGACTTGGGTGGACTCAAAAGGCAGGCAACGTCACCTAACATCTATACGTCACTCCTATTCTGAGGACAATCATGAGCTACATGACAGCTGAGCTTAGACATTGGTGGCGTCAGAAACTCAACGGACGCCCAGAGACAATCTGGGGTTACGTCTACAACGATCCCAATGATTTCTGGGAAAATGGCGAACTGGGAGAATTTGAAATAGTAAGTCTTACTGAGAGTGCGAACTTCTATATTTTGCATACCCGAGGAATTACTGTATTCAAATTAGCGAAAGATGAAGAAAAGATTAGACAAGACAAAGCTTTCTAGAATACTTGATGCTTCTACAGAACATCTTTCTATCCGAACTATTTCAGAAGAAGCTGATGTAGCACAGTCGACTGCATGGGAAGTCATGAAAGATTATCCTCTTTGGGACTATTACAGGCAACAGAATACAGACCGTCGAAAGAAGGACTAATGTTGCCTTTTGCACATTGCCCGCTGTCCTAGTACCCCCGACAAGAAATAACGCACCACGGGGCTTCCTAGGGCTTTCTAGAGGCATTCTAGGAGGAACCTATGCCCACTTTTACAGTGGTAATCTTCTGTCTAAAGCTCCTCGCATTCTGCCCATACATGGGAGGTTATGGTTTCGAGACTATGAAAGCCACAGATGCAGCTGAATGTGAACGGAAAGTTAGAAAGCTATTCTCAGACCAGGGTCTTATTATAACTGACCAATACAAGATTATCTGTGTTCCACAAGGAGATGACATATGATCTCCGACACTGAAATCTACAAGAATACATACCACCAACTCGTGTGTTGGATCAAAGAACTATTAGAGATACGGAGAAACGATGAAAGAATATATGACCGTAACATCCGGCAAGCAGGACGAATTATGAGCCTAGAATTTGCATTAAGAAAATATTCTGCTATGATGGTGGAAGATCAGCAGGAGCAGATTGTGGAAAAATACGCGAAAGCTGAAGGAGACGTCGTCTCCCTAGAAGAGTTCCGCAAAAATTATCCCAGGACTAAACCCAAGGGTCCGAACGGGACTACGGACTGGCTGACGCCGATGGCGTGGGGTACGCAGTTCTACGTCCGTCCAAAGATGCAGAAGACTTGGATGTTGGCGAAGTTCCTCCATGCTGGTCTGCGCAAGAACGCTGTCCTTCTTGTTCCCATGATGGGATCAGAGGATGTCGTAGCGGATGAGCGAGAATGGCTCGCTGTTGAGCCAATAGCTTTCTGCCAGTATTGGGAACTAATCTCAGAATTCCCACCTATACCTATTGAGAATAACAATGAACGTAATTTGGATGCAGAGTAAGTCTGACTGGTTCGTAATGAACATGGTCAAACAGCATATTAGAAATTTAAAGCAATTACCTCAAGATGCCGATGTAATAGAAGCTGTCCAAAGGAACGAGGCAGCTCTTAGATCTTTCTTCGAAGACATCAAGGAAAGGTCACACTCTCTAGCAGCATGAGGATAAAATGGAAAGCACCACAGCGAAGATTTGCATGATCTTGGCGACTGCGGCAGCCCTTCTGATGACTGCCGCTATCATCGCGATGGGGGTCAACACCGGCAAACTTCCCGTGCCTGTCTACGTTCCGAAGGTCACGATTATCGCGTAGTCTGTCGGCCACGCAAGGGGCTCCGGTATCCTCTCCCGGAGCCCCAAATCTTTGCAACTCTAGCTCAACTGGTTAGAGCATTCGATCGATAATCGAAAGGTTCCTGGTTCAAATCCAGGGAGTTGCACCAATCTTTGGAGGGTAGGATGCGCCAGATGGGATCAGCTAGGCATCTCCGCATTAAAGTTCCGAAACAATTCGATCATCCTTACCTGAAAACTATTGGCACTGAAAATGGTATTCCCTTTGTACGATACCAAGTCCTCCCAGCTTATATCCACGGGCATCGTGTCAACCTTGTTCATTATGACATCAAAGTCAACCCGGACGGTTCTCGGGTGAAATATTGGTCAGGTTTATTTCACTGTATACATTGCAAGATCATGGGTTCTAGACAAACCCTCAAAGATTACTCCTGCGATTAGCTCATTTCGAGTAATAAGAAAGGACAGTCAATGTCTGGTTTTGCTTCCCTGAAGAGTTTCGAAGACTCTCTCAACAACGCCACCGCTCTTTCGCCGAGCGAGACTATTGAGAACCCCGCCATCGCTCATATGCGCGCTGCCATCAACGCGCCGAGCAAAGAAGAAGTCGTTCGGATGATCCAGAAGGAGATCATCGACTTCAATATGCTCAACAAGATCGAGCTGACGACTGAGGGCGTCACTCGTGATCTCGCTGATGTTCCCCGCCACTTCCTCTTCCCCGAGGTTCTGGCCGCCGTCAATGCCAACATCCCGACTGCTCTGGTCGGACCTGCCGGTGCCGGTAAGTCCACGATGATCGAGCAGATCGCTGACGCCCTGGAGTTGAAATACTTCCTCCAGAACGCTGTCACCGGCACTCACGAAGTCGCCGGCTACCTCGATGCCAACGGCAAGTACAACACCACGACCTTTCGGACCGCGTTCGAGCACGGTGGTGTGTTCTTCATCGATGAGGTCGATACCTCCGATCCTGGTGCATTGAAGTGGCTCAATACCGCACTGGCCAATGGCCATGCGATGTTCCCGGACAAGCCTGATCCGGTGAACCGTCATCCGAAGTTCCGTGCTGTCATCGGTGCCAACACCTTCGGCAGCGGTGCCGACCGCATCTATGTCGGTGCCAACCAGCTCGACGCGTCCACGTTGGACCGTTTCGTCTTCTTCAATTTCGAATATGACGAGAAGCTGGAAACCGCTCTCGCTGGCAATATCGATTGGGCCAAGCGTGTCCAGGAGCTGCGTGCCGCAGCGCTGATCGAGAAGGCCCGCATCGTGATCTCTCCCCGCGCGTCGATCCATGGCGCAAAGCTTCTCGGCATCGGCTGGAAGCAGGAGATCGTCGAAGAGCGTGTGATTTGGAAGGGCATCGATCCCGAGTTAAAGAAGCGCATCCTTGATCGCGCAGCTGGGATCAAGACCGAGGCCGAGTTGAAGGCCGCAGCTGAGAACAAGAAGAAGAGGAAGTAATCATGACCGAAGACAGCGGAGGGGGTAATCCCCTCCTCACTGTCGAGATCGGGGATGCCCCGGACTTGACACGACTGATGCTTGTGAATGCTGAACCGAACAAGGATCCTAGGCACCATAAGCAGATCATCGCGAGTTGGTCTTCCATTGAAGTATTTGCAAGACAATTCAAAGGAGACAACGGCTCGAAGTGGTGGGCACACCGCAACGTCCGCAACGATTGGAGCAAAAGCTTCAACGGTTGCGACTCCTTTGATGAAGCATTGGATATGGCAATTCACGGTTGGGCAGAGGGCGGCGCGCTCATTGAAAAGACACGAGGCTACGTCAAGGCCTTAAATCCGCTCTCTCCCAAACTTGTGAAATATGGTATCGCGGGGACAACTCCTAATGTTCCCCGCGCTATCGCCGGCAATCTTCTCAATATGCGCCAGCCGAAACCCTCGGCGCAGAGGAAGAAGAAAACCATTACTCTCGTCTACAACATGTGTGAGAATGGTGGTTGCAATACCGAGATGATCACCAACAAGGCTGCGGTCACTGCTGCTTTGATCGATGAGATCGAAGCCAAGGGATTTGCCGTAGAAGTCATCGCAACTGTGGCTACAAGAACTTGGAACGGTATTATTGCGTTTGAATTTGTTAGGGTGAAAGAAAGTCACCACCCTGTCGACATCAATCGCCTAGCTTTCAGTCTCGGGCATGCTGCGATGTTCCGCGGTCTATTCTTTGCAGATATGCAGCGCAATCATGAGTTCAAGGAAATCGGCGAAGGACTTGGCAGTGCTGGGTCTATGGCCGCATCCAAGACTCATAACGAAGTGCAGATTTACTCTATCTCTTCTGCTGGACAGCCCATCAAAGCTAGCCTGTTCAAAGACATGGATACATCAGCAACGACAGGACTGAACGCAATCGTTAGGGAATTGCAAAAGCAGGGATGTCCTGCTTTCCCGAAGCTGAAGGATCACGAAGATGATCTGGAAAAACCCTCTGAAGAGGATGAAGAAGAAGACGATCCCCACTGGGACTATTAACACCATCCAGAAACGTTGGATGGATTTCGGCAGAGCCATGGGCGAGTTTAACGCCATGCTCAGAGCCAATATGACAAAGACTGACAACCGTAAAGGTAAGGTCGGTAAGTTAGAGTACATTCGATCATGGAACCGTGACTTCGCCCAGGGAAACCGCAAGTGGCTGTTCCGTAAGTTCGAGAAGAAAGCTTTCGAAGATGCCAATGGTTTCATCAAGGCATTGGAGAAGCGTGGTTTCAAGCGGCTTGGTGTTGGTGCATTCAGCACTGTCCTCGGCAAAGAGGGTCAGAGCCGTGTCATCAAGGTTATCCGGCGTCCTGATGGATGGATCAATTACGTCCACTGGGCGGCGCAGATCGGGGAAGCCGGTCATTTCGCTCCGAAGGTTTTCAGCTACAAGAAAATCAAAGGGGCTAAGGCCACCTTCGCTGTCGCGGTGGTGGAGAAATTGGAAGTAACGCTATCTAATACTCCAGGAGACCATAACCTGAAGGTGTTGCCTGACATCCTTCACAGGATCAAGAGCAATGAGATAGCAAGGAAGTTCACGGAGATGCTTGCTCCGGGACTAAGTGATTTCCTCCTGAAGCTAAGCGAGAAGTGGAACACCGATGTGGTAAATTTCGACCTCCATGGAGGAAATATGATGCTCCGAGCTGATGGAACATTTGTGGTTGTAGACCCTGTGTCCAGAGGCGAAGACATGTTTGAACGGCTAAAGGAGGGGGACTTCGGTCCCTCCCCCGCCAGTTGGATTTGGGTAAGACAAGAGAAAATTTACCACTAGGTATTCATTAGATATTGACAACGTAGTTAAGATATTATACATAGTAACCAACGTAGTTATTAGACTATAACTATGAAGACTTAGCTATACTAAGATATCTAAGGATACTCATTGAGAGTAGTAATAGACATTGAAGCTAATGGGTTAGAGAACCCTAGTAAGATCTGGGTCATTGTCTGCAAGGACATTGACACCGGAGAATACAGCATATTTAGAGAGAACGATATTGAAAGCTTTATCACTTATTCGAAACGGGTTAGTCTTTGGATTGGCCACAATATTCTGGGCTATGACTTCCCTGTTCTGGCTAAGCTTCATCCTGGGTTTAATTATGAACCTGATACTTGTATCGACACACTCATCATCTCCAAACTGGTTGACTATCCCCGCTCCGGTCATAGCATAGAGAACTACGGAGAAGAGTTTGGATTAGAAAAGATTACATTCAATGACTTCGATAAGTATTCAATCGATATGGAAACTTACTGCATACGCGATGTCGATATCTGCGAGCGCGTGTATCGTAAGTATAGTAATTACATCTCTAAACCCGAGCATCGTAAATCTATTCAACTTGAGCATAGATTTCAGCTTGTTTGCAACGACCTGCACAACAATGGCTTTGCTTTCAATATTAAGAAAGCGACAGAACTCCTTGAAAAAGTTACAGGAGAGCTTGAAGTTCTAGACAAGGATATCCTGGAAGCGTTCCAGCCAAAGCTGAAACCTATCAGAGTGGTCACGCCGCGGGAGACGAAGTATGGTACTATCTCTCTTTCTTCCATACCTAAGACGCTTCGTAAAGATATCGCTGATCTTACTATTGCTGCCCCTTTCACATATTGTAGTTGGTCTGACTTTAATCCTTCAAGCCATAGTCAGATCGTTAAGGTACTTGGAGAAGCTGGCTGGAGACCTGTAGACAAAACTGAGACCCACAAGGATACTGAGCGTGAGTACAATAAACTTAGTAGACAACGCGGAAAAGATAAACAGGAGCTAGAAACTCTTGCCATAAAGCTTAGAACATTACAGAAAACTGGGTGGAAGGTTAACGAAGCCAACCTAGAAACTCTCCCACCTTCCGCTCCAGTTGGTGCCAGGCTGCTGGCTAAGCGTATCCTCCTTGAGTCTAGGCGTCGAACGTTAACTGAGTGGTTACCTCTAGTAGACGCTAAAGATGGGCGTATCCATGGTAAATTCTATGGGTTAGGCGCCTGGACTCATCGTATGGCCCACCAAAACCCTAACACCTCTAACATTCCTAATTCTATTAGAGTATCAGACGGTAAGATTAATCCTTACGGAAAAGAATTAAGGTCTCTCTGGCAAGCCCCCAAGGGTAGATTACTAATAGGTGTTGATGCCGAAGCTATCCAACTTCGTGTCTTCGCTCACATGATTGATGATCCTGTTCTAACAGATGCTATCGTCAATGGTAAGAAATCCGATGGGACTGATCCCCATTCTCTTAATAAGAAATACTTTGGGGAATTCTGCAAGACCAGGGACGCAGCTAAGCACTCCCTTTATGCTATTTTCTTTGGGGGTGGGGCCGGTAAGGTAGCGGAAATTATGAGTTGTAAGAAAGAAGAAGCTGAATATGCTATCTCTTCTCTCTTAGAGAAATACCCGGGCCTTCGTAATTTACAAGAGAATGTCTTTCCTATTGATGCCAAACGAGGATGGTTTATAGGGATAGACGGACGTAAAGTTCGTATACCTGGAGATACTGTAAGTTATCGTAAACATCTCTGTATGTCAGGCTATCTCCAAAACGGAGAAGCAGTCGTAATGAAAAATGCCACCCTGAAGTGGTGGCAAAAGCTGGAGAGTTACGATGCCAGGCTAGTCAACTTCGTCCACGATGAGTGGCAAACTGAGTGTCCTAATGACATGAAGATAGCGTTAGCTATCGCAGAGATGCAAGCAGATAGCTTGAGATTGGTAGGTGAAGAGTTGGGTTTGAGATGTCCACTAGCTGGAAGTTATTGGAACGATAAAGCAAGAGACTACACCATAGATACCAATTGGAGTAAGACACATTGATTGATAAGCATTTAATCCTTAAAGAATTGAAGGCATACCGAAGCAGTATGTCAGAGTTCGAACCTGACGAAACGGATTATCTAATTGATCTTGTTGAAAGAGATATTGAACTAGAAGAAAGTGTTAACATTGGCTAAGAAAACAGAGTACGTTTACATCAGTGGAAAGGTGACTTGGTTTAGAACCAAGGCTCCTAATAAGTGGAACAAGTGGTCCACTCAGATCCATCCTGATGCTAAAGGTCTTGAAATCATCCGTGATCTACAAGCACAGGGTTGTAAGAACCAGCTGAAGAAAGACGACAATGGATATTATTGCAATTTTTCCCGTCCAGTCACTAAGGAGACTGCCACTGGTAAGATCATATCCTTCGATCCCGTCGAGGTATTTGATCGAGACGGAAATAGATATGACGGTAACGTCGGTAACGACAGTGACGCTACTTTAAAGTTAGAGGTTTATTCACATGCTACACCAGGCGGTGGCACGGCTAAAGCAATTCGTTGGGTTAGTGCCCGCATCGACAATCTCGTCCCCTTCGAAAGCGAGAGGGACCTCGACAAGTACGAGAAAGAGGAAGCCAAAGGATCAGGCTCTAAACCCCTCTTCTAAGGAGTAATTATGAAAGAAAAGAAATGGCATTGGTATTGGGGGTGGCCTTACGACTCCTATTCTAATCACGAAGTACATGTCTCACATTCGTACCTTCCTCTAAGTTTTATAGGATTTCTAATTGTCCTCTTCCCAGAGGGCTTTGGAAGAATTATGGGACATGTCGTCCAAGGTTATCAGTCAGTAATTCACTGATGCTAGTAGGCAGCTTCTTTCTAGATAAGTTGAATGTCCGTCCCCGTAGCAACGGGACCGTTGGTAGTCAACCCAAGTGAGTGACAACCTGCCGAACGCCGTTTCGGGAGGGAGAGTTGGTTGGCCTGAGAAGTACCTCCGCCGTAATTGGTCTACTCATCCAGCTCTCCTAACCACATTAGCTTAATGAAACCTAACCGCTTCCTCAACACCGGTGTCCAATCCGTGAGAGTGGCCCCTTCAGGAAGGGCGTAAGCACTAAGCGCTGAACCGACAATCCAGCTTAGCAACTGATATCGAGAGATGGTAATCTGCTAGCGTAGGGAAATTCCTACTACGGTGGGTAGAGCTTAGTTCCCTCGCAGTTTGTCCGAGCGCAACAGGTACGTATGTCTCATTAGCATAACGGCCTGGACAGAAATCAAACAGAAGTCGTCCTACAGGTATTACCTGCAGTGACCTGCAGGGACAAGCTCAAGTAGTCTTGTCGCTATACTAACCTCGTTGAAACTCTCTTAAGAGAAAACGTAGAGGCTGTAGAGATATGTACTAAGCCAGTCATGCCAGGTGGAGTGCCAATGGCTTTGGTGTCGAAATGTAGACGTTACGCTGAGTGGCCGAATAGACACAGTACCTTGCTGGAAGCAGAGACGGTGGTGTAACTCGACCGACCCGTGCATCGGGTGTGAAGAAATCTCTGACGTATGCCAGTTGTGCCGGGAAGGCATCCGGGTTGCAACCTGGATTATGTCGGTTCAAGTCCGACCGAAGCCCGTAGAAGTAGACACTAGATAAATGCTGACTTAGGAAGGCCGTACCATAGGGCCTTGAGAATACCATGGTAGCTTAACTCTAAGTTGGACCCTCAATCCAACCCACGGGACTGATGGACTTGTTCAAGCAAGCTGTAGCTTAGGGAAGGCCTCAAGAAGACCGAGCCGAAGCTTTAAATGTCTGACGGCAGCCCAGGTGGCCCTAGTTCGCTGGAAGCAAGAGTGCGTCATGTCATTGTCTGCACAGACTAGTTGGGTGGAAATAAAGCCCCTCGGTAAACTAGTCGCCTATGAGCAGTATGTGCGAAAGCGGAAGCCATGACATGAAGGTTTGCGATCTGTTGATCGCCGAGACCAAGTTGCCCCGAAATCGGGGAGGTGGTGCCGTGCTACAACTGGTGGAGTAACACCCTACAGCTAGCCTTACAAGCAAGAGAGCTGTGGAAGGAATGACCTCAGAAGGTTTCTTAGGCACACCAAAAGCTACTCATCGGTAGCTTGATCGATGTTCTACACTAACCGATGTGGGAAAGGATGCGAGTACCTATCGGAAACGTAAGACGCAGTAAGACGACTAGTTCCTGTCCGAAGTACATGGTTGGGGCTACCGCGTGTGTCGTGTAGTTCGTCCTCTTCTAGACTCATTCACGCCAGATCAGCGTGTGCTACGAGCAGGAGTAACAGCTATGAAATCAGTCTCAATCGTGATGCAGCCTCAGCCACCATAAGACTAGTGGGGCTTAGGCGGTGACAGAGCCGATGCCTCACATTAGATGATTAGTCAGCGAAGCTGACAGCTAACAGAGCCAGGGAGACAACCATGGCCAAAGGATTTGGATTTGGAGAAGCATTAGCCCTAATAGAAATAGGGAAACAGATGGCTAAGAAGCCAGATGACGACAAGAAGCCAGAGCGAACAAGAAAAGAAAAACCCAAGTCATGGGAAGAGCTTTGGTTGGAAGAGCAGCAGCGTCGAGCCAAGTTCGATGACTTCATGAAAGTCTTGAAGAAACAGCTTGGTGACGACAAGGACAAGGATAAGAAGTCATCATTGTTTGACGTCAACGTAGACAGAGTCGCTTTATTGCTGTTGGCGTTAGTCCCAGTCAACTGGGCCATGATGTACCTTCTTCTACATTAACTGGGGGCCGGTTGCCCCCTCTTTGGATATTACAATGGATGGATTTTATACGCCAGACCTGGCTATGGCAGATGTTCCCGAAGGAACTTTGCTAGAAGTTGTCAGGAAAGAATATGATCCCAAGAAAGATATGATGTATTGGGAATTTAAGAGAATTTACGGTAGTGAAGACAATATACACATTAGTTAAGGATATTTACGATGTCGTCGGTAAAGACGGATGGTTCAACCACGACTTGTCTCAAGACTTTAGCGGAGAGCTTGGACGCCGCCTCTTGGAAAGCACTGGACCCAGAACTGAAGTTCCTGGTCTCCGTCTATCTAAGATGGGTGAATGCTGCCCGTGCCAACTGTGGCACTCTGTTCATACCCCAGAGCTTGCGGAGCCCTACCAACCCTGGGCCAAAATCAAATTCACCTACGGACATATCCTTGAAACGCTTGTAATCAGCATGGCTAAGGCTTCTGGCCATGAAGTGACGGGAGAACAAGATGAGGTCATTCTTGATGGAGTCAAGGGTCACCGGGATTGTGTCATTGATGGTTGTACTGTGGATGTCAAGTCTATTAATAGCCTTGGCTTTCAGAAGGTCAAAGCAGGCCTTGTGGCTACGGATACTTTCCTTCGGGACTATCTGGATCAGTTGGACGGGTATACTGTGGCTTCCTATGAAGATCCTCTTGTTCGGGTAAAGGATAAAGCGTATATATTATTCATTGATAAGGTATTAGGAAAGCTTCATCTATATGAGCACAGAATTAGAGAGCAGAGCATTAGAGATCGCATTAGAGAGTGTAAACGAATTGTTGGGCTTCGATCCCCTCCAAGGTGCACATGCGGTGAAGTCCACGATGGCAAGAGCGGAAATATCAAGCTTGATACTAAAGCTAGTTATAATCCTTTTAAGTATCAATGCCGTCCTAATCTCAGATGTTTCCTCTACTCAGATGGACCAAGATACCTAACCAAAGTAGTCAGGAAGCCAGATGTAATAGAGGTTGACAGAAATGGTAAGGTAATATACAATTAATTAGATGAAAGAGAAGTCTAGAAGAAATCATCTACTTAGAAAATTCGGAATAACCGAGGATCAGTACGATGAACTTCTACGGAAACAGCAATCTTGTTGCGCAGTTTGCGGTAGACCTTCTTCTTCGTTTAAGAAGAAACTCTGTGTCGATCACGATCACAGTACGGGGCTCATCAGAGGACTCCTCTGTATCAATTGTAACAGATACATCGTTGGAAGGCATCGTCTTGGAAAGGGCGAGACACTTCTGCTTAATGCATACAACTACCTGACCTCGGAATACCCTGGTTGGAAAGTTCCACCTAAACCCAAGCGAAAGAAGAAACGCCGTGTCAGAAAGCGACAAAGATAAGTTCCTTTACGCCGGTGTCGGGGCTGCATTGATGCTTGCCGTGTGCCTACTTATTGGCGTCCTCGATGAATACAATCTTCTTGACAAACTCTTGGATTTCCTACATTTTCCTAAATAATGTCAATCTCCTCATTACTCGAAGCATACAGTCTTTCTGAAATCTTAGAAATGAATGATCTTACTGAAGAAGACATGCTGGAGTATCTTGTCGAGAAAGGCATCATCAAGTTACCTGAGATTATACCATTGGAGTTCACGTGAAGTTCTTCACAGATGAAACCAGAACAAAATACTATGAAATCCCTGTCGATCGGGACTACTGGTATACTATTAACAATGAACAGCGTCGTTATCTAAGAAACGTATTTGCTCATGCCTACGGCTTCGAAACACCCTACAAGTAGGGCCGAAAGATTAAACATTAACAGAAAGTATTCGTTGACACATTCTCGCCGAAAGGGCTCGAAGGATGAAGCGGATACCTTGGGAAGAAATGATGAAACGCCGAGCGAAGCGGACATCGGCATTCGAGACGAGACAACTCCATCGAGAGCATATTAAGTCTGCTGTTATAAGATACTTGGAGGATCTTCCGATCTTCCGCAAACAAGAAATCATTGACGTCGATATCCCTGATTTGACCACGGATCTGGTGGATGTCAACATATACATTAAGGAAGCTGAACCAAGCCGTGGTAAGAAACTATAAGAAAGAGACTGCCTATGAGAACAGGCCGGATCAGGTTCGACGTCGTGAAGCGCGTAATCGTGCAAGGGCTGCGGCGATCAAGGCAGGCCGAGCTCGTAAAGGAGACGGAAAGGAAGTCGATCATCTCGGCTACCATCGCACCGGAAGTTTGGATCATGTCCGGACTGCTGTTGTCAGTCGTCACGCAAATCGTATACGTCAACCGAGTACCAAAGCTCGGGGACGACAAAGAAACAAAGGATAATCATGAACGATAATATTGAGACTATTAAGGCAGATGCAGCCGAGATTGAAAAGCTTGCTGCAATGATGGAAGAGATGGCTAAGCCTGAAGAGAAGAAGGTCGAAGCGCCGGTCGATGGCCAGACCCCTGTTCAGAACCTACCCCAGTCGTAAGAGCCGCCTAGGTAAAGTCGCCTCCTAGACTTACGTACTGGCAAACTAAAACCCCCGAAGGCTTCGGCCAACGGGGGTTTCTTTTTGTCTAAATCAGGAATTAAGGGCTTGTGATAGGTTTTAGCGATTAATTGGAGACGTCAGTTTCTCATGCTCGGCTTCGTTCTTCTTGAACCTAGCCTTCTCTATGTCTGTCCATTCACGTTGTTTCAGAATGTCATAAAGCTTCATTCGTTCTTGGTAAAGTTCATCCAGTCTCTTCTGTCTATTAGCTAGAGCATTCCAGGAATCCATCAAAGCTTTATCTTCTTCATCAGACCCAATCATACCAGGCTCTCTGACATTGTATGGACGATCAGGGTGTCCTTCTGGGAAGTTATCATTAGCTGCTCGTCTAAACTGTGTAGGCTCTGCCATGGGTTGGATGTTTGGTTTCTTATACCGATCTTTCAAGAGGTATCTCAGTCTAGCCGTCTCCAGTTCAGTGAGCTTCCCCTTATTCAGAAGACCATCAATCTCTTGTCTCTTTCCCCAGCTAGGACTATCTATGTCTTCTTTGAATTCATTTTCACGTAGAGAAGAGTCTGATTTATACTTCTCTTTGTAAGCTCTCTTGCTAGCTGCGATAGCTGCTTTACGCTCTTCATCTGTGCCGTGAAATTTATAAGGCTGTAGCTTATCTAAGTCTTCCGAGAGTAAGTAACTCTTATTAGCCCCCACCATATCTGCTGCTTCTTCTCTAGATATGAAGCGTCCAGTTGAAGTCGTGAATCCTTGATCGACATCGGAATAGAATCTACTCATATCTATGTCGGGATGGGCTTCACCTAGATTGCCTAGGGCTATTCCATGGTTCTCACCTTCGAAGATTTGATCTTTATATCGTAGAGCAGCTGACTTGATTCTCTCAGGTTCAGACGCCATAACAGGTTGGTTTAGAGTCCTAGGATCTGTCTGAAAAATTCTAGGTCTATCTTCTGTGGTTGGTGGGTAAGATCCAGCTCTTTCAGCCTCAGTCATATTCATTCTTGACTGAGTGTTTCTAGCTTCTACTTCACCCATGTAACGCTGATAATTTTCAAATACTCTCTTATCTTCTTGATTGATTAGGCGTGCAGCTTCAATCATGTTAGGATGATTTGGATCTGCTCCAGCCTTTATGGCATTATCATAGACTTCTTTAGCTTTCGCATATTTGGAATAGTCACCAGCAGCGCCTGGAGCGAAGCCTTCCATTCTTTGAATCATATGCTGCGTTTCATGAAGGATGGTGCTTTTCAATCCTTCTGGATGTTGGTTAGGGGCGAGATACATAATACCATTATTGGTGTCCATGGCTCCCTTCCAACCTATTTCATTCATCTCATCTGTTTGATGGGCGACGTAGATATCTTCTAACTGTGGGTATGCCTTGAATAGTTCAGGATGGTCTAACACATCTGGCAACGGAACAAGCTCATCTTTACCTATGTTTAGATTTGCTGTGTGCAGCGCTTCGTTACCACCGTTACGACCTAAGTCACCAAGAAATCCTGGTAATTTAGAAAGACCTGGGATATTCATCCCTGTCGAGCCTTCAGGACTCGGAGTCACATTGACATCGATTGCTTTACCTAGCTTTGCATCTTTATCAGGAATCTCATAACGCCACTGATTGTCTGCTCCTTTGAACCATCCCGTGTCTGCATGGATATCCATTGGATGTACTGCATCAGATTCCATCTGCTTAGCAGTGTTGAGAAGACGAGTATCTGCGGTAAGACTTTTAGCTCCTGCGAACGAACCGAGAGTTACGCCACTTGTAGATCTTGCAATGGGAGCTGGGCCTAGCACAGCAGTGCCAGCTAAATCAGCGGCTCTTTCAATTCCTTCTTGAGATAATGGATCTACCTTTCCAGTAGCGACATCGCCTGGAAGAGTTAAACCAGACTTGATTGCACTAAATACATTCTCTATCCAATCGTGGTGAGGTACGTCACTGATATCAGGAAGAAGTAACTTAGCATTAGGTTCTACTCTGGCGAAATAATCTCGGAGTTCATTCATAGAATGATGTTCTAGATTAGTCCTGCCTGGAGTAAACGTATCCGCTCCATTTTCGTCAGTACCCCAATGTCCCCCTGAAGTGCCGTTGACACCGTGATAAATACTTTCATCGCTGAAAGTCATATGGTTAGGAAGTTTGTAAGTATCTGGGTAGTGTTGTCCGGGAGCCATCTGGACTCCAGGGTTAGCTTTCTGCCATGATGCGTAGTCATAGTCAGGAACTTCTGCTGCACCAGTTGTCTGGGCTGTCTTAGTACCCTCTTCTGATTTAGACGCACCAGCGGGCTCCGTAGGGCTTTCTAGAGGCACTCCAGAAGAGGTATGAGCTAGCCATTCCCCAGCATCTGTGAAGCTGGTTCCATCAGAGAAACCGACTGGCATTACTTACCTTCCTGCTTACGCATCTGTTCACCAGCCTTGCGTAGGCGATCTTGCTGAACTGCGATGAGACTGTTCCAGAATGCCCTTGGCACATCTGTGGCATCTCCTGTCCAACCACGGTCAAGGTTCATTGTCTTGGCATCTTGATAGCCGTACTTGTACATCGTATTGAGGACATCAGTAGCTGGATCTTTACTACCTGCGTAGTTGTAGACACTGTACATTCCAGCTATACCACTATTCAGTCTGTTGACAGCTGTCAGGGGAGCTCCTACAGCAAGAGCTTGCTGTGTAGTGAGTTCTCTGCCTTGTAGATCAGTCAACTTGAACATTGGTACCTGACCCTTGTCAGCGAAGTATCCTACCTTGTATCCTCTAGCAGTTGTAGCTGCCTCATTGGATTGCCCCAGGTCTCGGAGTTCTCTAGAGAATAGTTGTTCCCCGAACTCACGGGACATCATGACCTCATAGTCTTTAGCGATGTCTGGGCGTGACTGCCCGATCTCACGGATAGACGCACCAATATCTGGAGCAGCTAGACGAGAGAAGACAGAATATTTACCAGGAACCTGACGACCATTGATAATGGTATCCTTCTTGAAATTCTTATCAGAAAGCAGACCTGCGTTCTTATCTGGATCAAAGAAACCACGAGCTAGGTTGATTCTATTCTCAAGTGACCAGTCTTTATCTGCGATGAGCTTAACTGTATCGATGAAGTCAGAGTAAGACTTAGGAGAGGTGACACCCTTTCCTCGCATCTTATCAAGCTGACCTTGAGCTGATATCAGACTACCTTGAGGAGCATCAGGCTGTGTCAGAAGCTCAAGCTTCATGTTCTTGAGATACTCTTTCTCACCCTGAGGAACACCACCAAGCACAGACTGTTGGAAGAACTGACTAGCTGCCTGTGGGCTCATTTGATTGACTGCCCCAACCATTCTGTTGTAACGCCTGACTTCTTCATCAGTAGCGTTGTACATCAGATTGGTAGAGTCTTGGACGATAGCTTTGTTGAAGTTCATATGGCTATAAGCCGAACCCCAATCCTTGTTGAAGACAGCTTGAACAGCTAGATCTACTGTAGCTAGACGCCCTTCGATGACTTTCTTCGCTGCTTCACCATCTCCACCCATCTTAGCAATCATGCTATTGCTACCACCCTTATTGGCTTCAGCCCAAGCTTGATTGAACATTGCTGTTCGCATAGCTTGTAGTTGCTGACCAATGGCTTGAGAACGCTCATCCATGACTGCAGTATTACCAGCATTTTCTTGGAGGAACTTAGCAAGCTTAGCAGGAGTATCTGTATTCTTACCGATAGTCATCGTAGTCCAAGCTTGATCTACAATCTGACCAGTAGCTGAAGCTAGATCCTTACTAGCTGTCTTCACTGCGTCTGCATCGTCAGCTTGACGATCTGCACGTGCAGTACCCTTCATCTTCAGATCGTATTCGATCTTGCGGGCACCGTTGTACCACTTATTGACTTGGTCAATAGTTATTGCACCATTATCGTAAGCCTGTAGAACTTGAGCCGCAGAGACATTATTGACATCATGAAAGCCTTCGGCAACACCTTGTCTAAGCATAGCTCTTGTGGCATTGACTTCAGTCTTATTATTCTCTGCATTCCTATTGATGTCTTCCATGAGGTTCTTCATGAAAGCATTAGCTGGGTCCATTCCGGACACAGACTTGATCTGCTCATCGATGTAGTCTCTGTAACCTGGGTAAGAACTTCTCAGTTGCTTAGCCATGCTATTTAGAGCGCCAGTGTAAAGTGTGTCGTTGATCTTACCACCATTCTGAGCGATGGCTACGCCAATCTGCTTGACCCTGTCTAGGCCATTCTGAAGACCAACAGGAGGATTATCTCCACCACCGTCGCCGTTATCCTTAGATGGAAGCAGAGTAGTATCTGTCGAAGCTATCTGGGCATTGCGTAGATCTTTGAGACTATCTGTGTAGGCATCTCTAAGTTTATCTACACCCGAGTAGACATCTTGTTTGATGCTCTGCTTTGTTAAGGTATCTGCAATCTTGACACCACTGTCCAGTAACTCTGCAGAACCTGAGATGGCTATTGCCGCCGACTTATCAGGAGTTACATCGCTGATTGGTCGACTGACGTTAGTCCAGTTAGGATCATTGGTTGGTTGGACTTGAGGATTAAATACAGCCATTGTTATTCCTGAGTTTTGAGGAACCGCTGCCAAGCGTCGCCATAAGTCTCTTCCTTACCGGCCGGAACGTTCTTGGTGTAGAATTCTTCTCTGATGCTATTAATTCTTGTTTCCCAGCCTTTGCTAGCGATAGCTACAGCCTTGGGATATTCTTCTGTTGGGTAATCGTAGAGTGCGAGATAGCTATAAGCCTTTGTCATGTACTTATGGAAAGACTCCCAGTCATCATCATTAGCTGCTTGGATACCTCGTCTAAACTGAGTTGTGAAGAGATTTAGAGCTCTCTTCTGATCTTCTTGGCGATCCTTGATGTCTTGACCAATGACGTAGTTATCAGCAGCATTCTGGAGATTAAGACCAGTCAATGCCATAAACATACCGTTAGCTCTGGAGACATCAGCTTGATATGCGTCGTTCTTTGAGATCAACTTACCAGCGCTGACAGCCGCAAGACCCTTACGGCCTGCATCGACGATAGAGATTTCCTTGAACGTATCGATGATATCGTCAAGCGTCATCGGGAATGCCTGGTCTTTCTGATTGCCAGTCATCATGCTCGCATGCAGGAGATCCCAAGTAGAACGTCTTAGTCCTTCTGAATTACTCCAAGTGTTAGCGGCAATAGACGTCGCAGCACCTCCGAGGAACGTATACCATTTGGCGTCTGACTTAGTCAGATCGTAGAATTGAGTAAGACCGCCGACACCGAATTTGTCATTGATGTTATACCAATTACCTTTCTTGATATCTCCATCATCTGATGTAGCCCATGCTAGAAATACAGCTGGCAATCCTTCCATCACTGCGGAAGTCATCCAGTTGTCTCCGACGACGTAACCGTTGTCGTAAGCTGCCTTACGGATCATCTCGTTGAGAGGAAGACCAGTTATACCAAGACCACCAACACCAAAGACAGAACCGTACATCATACCCATGCGGACACGAGCCAGGGCACGCTCTGTGGCATTCTCACCTAGACGCTTACCCCAGAACAATTCACCAAGATGCATCTGGTAAGTAAGGAACTGTCCGGTGAGAGACAGAGGACCTGATTGAAGAATAGACGAAGAAGCTCTGGACATATTACCAGACATATCGTCAGCTCTATCCAGAACCTTATCCCAATCTGTGCGTCTCATTACACGGATGCCAGGATTAGCTGCACGGTATTCCTTATAGGCTGTGAACCAAGCACCATACCTGACATTCTGCTCAGCCATCTTGAAGAACATCTGACCTGCGTCGAGGATATCACCTCCGATACCACGGAAGTACTTATGACTCATCTGAGTGTCCAGTGTACCGTATTCTCCACCGACATTGGCGAAGCCACGGTTGTTCATCTCTGTTAGAGCTTCCTTATACTCTCCGGGTTTCCAGCCGTGAAATCCTGGGAGAGATATCTTACTGGCCCACTTGTCTAGGGTATCAATGAACGCAGGGTTAGTTGCAAATTTACTCCATTGAGTAAGCATTGCCGCATAAGTACCTGCTGGAGCTGATCTAGGAGCTAATGAAGCAATCGTTAGGTAAGTCTGAGATTGAGTCAGCAACTGAGGGATAGCAAACAAGCCAAGCTTGAATTGGTAAGCCATGGTGCGAAGCATCTGCACTGGAGAAGTTGTCTTAGTAAACAACCAAGTAGGAATAAGTTCACCTTTTGGTCCCATCAAATCATAAGCCCAGTCAGCCATCTTCTGCGCTGTGTCGTGCATGAAGAGATCATACTTACTAGGGACGCCTAGGAACTGTTGGGTTTTGAACCGATTAGAAAGAAGATTAGCGACAGTGGTAGGATCGGTACCAGGTCTAAAAGCATCCTTGCTGTTGGCATTCTTAAAATACCAGAATGGAGAAGAACGGATATCATCGATGTTAGGAGCCTTGAGATGGTTCTCAGCTTCACGGAGCCAGGACTCAATAGCTGCAATCTTCATGTCGTCCATGAACGAAGAACGAGTGATCTGATTGAGAGCACGGTTCATCGTAGTGATTGGATCAACCATACGTGCTGGTTCGTACTTGTAGATTGGATTGTTCTTGCTACCGATGTTTCGCAGAGCCATCATGTTATCGGCATCACGCTCTTGCGTGTAACCGACTTGATACTGACGAGCTAGCGAACCTCCCTTAGTTCTGTCTTGGAAAGTAGAAGTGAACTCACCTCTGGCGTCATACCTGCCATACCGTCTCTCCAAGGAGTTATCCATATCAATGATGGACTTACCTTTAGGAACGACGTGGAATGGTTCGTGGATATTGATTTGTGGAGGAATGGTATTTCCGAACTCGTCTTTCTTTGGTCTAGTTCTGGCGTAGAAATCCTTCCATTCCATGGCAGGACCACGCTCACCTTTGAGACCATTCTCGAAGACATCTCTTGCGCCAGGGACATCACCTTCGCGAAGTCTCTTCTTCACTTCGTTTAGAACATTGACAATCTGCTTGCCTTGGGCTCTGCCATTGACAAACATGAAGGTCTTATCGCCCTCATAACTGTGATAGGTACTGCTGCCCGCTCGGGTTTCGATGACGTTGGCTTCTTTGATAGAATGCTCATAGTCATAGTTGAAGTGTCCACCGCTTAGACGATTGACTTGTTCCCAACTAAGAGACTTAGTCTGTCTATTACCAGCAGGAGCAACTACGTACTTGACGTAATTATACCCAACCTCTGGCATTGACTTCAGAGGACGGTTCTCTGGAGCATAGATCTCAGAGACAACCATCTCACCATTCTTGACGGCCTTGTCCAGTTCTTTGTAGCTACTGCCAAGCTTATTGGTCAGCAGGACTCTAGGACTAGGTCCGTCTAGAATAGCTATAGGATACTCGCCTCCAGGCAGGGATTTATGTTGCACTGCATCAAAAAACTCGGATTGTGCTTTATTACCGTTTCTGTCGATGTAGGAAAATTGATGTTGCTCTGCGCCAAGTCGAGCTTTATTCGTGTATTCACGTACAGAGCGGAAGACACGATCGTTCTCATAGTTTCTCTTGAATGCTAGGTAAGCCTGGATCTCTTCAAAGGAGGCAGGACGGTTGAACTTCTCACGCCAGAGTTCATTGATCTCATATGGATTAGACTTGAGATAACCAATCTCTCCAGTCAGGGGATTCTTATCAGAAGGAGCAAATTCTAGAGCTCGCTTGAAGTCAGCCCACTTATTCCTCGCATTCCAAGTTGTAATGGGCGACAGCGTTCTAATCCAAGACTTGATAGCACCGATGTCTTCGCCAGTAACCGGATCAATTCTGATACGTCCACGAGCGACATCTTGCATATACTTCACTTCACTTTGTAGAAGCTTCTGGTAATTGGAGATAGAATAGGTAGCTGTCTTACGCTGATGGATCTCGAAAGGAGATAGCGTCGCATCAGAACTACGCATGTAGCCGACAGGGAAAATACTGTTGAACCAAGCCTGTACTCCGCCTTTGCTAGCGATAGACTTAGTTGACTCAAGAGCAATGGTCAGATCCTTGATGATACTCTGACTTTCGTCGAGAGGTTTCCAGATGATGGCGTGGTATCCTAATCCCTTCTGATCAATGATAGCCTTATCAATGTCTTCTGGTTTCAAGGTAGGATGGAATGTAACCTTGTCACCTTCAACGGAAATAGGAATGAAACCAGGCTGTGGTTTCAGTGATGTCGCCACTTCAGAACCATCATCTGTGAATACACGGAGACGGCCACCTTCGACGCGAGTTTCACCTAGACGTGTTCCAGTCTCCCAAGGACGCTTCACAGCTGCCTCAGGAATGAAATATCTAGCTCCAGCCTTACCCGCAATGGTAGCTTCTTGTATACCGTGCTCAGTTAAGAAGCGTTGTACGCCTGCTTCTGTAGCAAATTGTTCTCCAGTCCAGTTGAATAGCTTGACTGGGAAGTTGTAGGAATTGCTGAACGGATTATAGACTGGATCACCGATGTCAGCTATGGCATTTTTGATGCCAGGGTTTTGGTTAGCAACCTCCTCCTTGATTCTACCCATAACGACTTGTCCAGCTTCCTCAAGAGGAATACGCTGAACCTTAGCTACGTTTTCAATGACATCAACGATACGCTTACTAGCAACATCCTGTTGTTCCATGATGCGGTTAAGCAGTTCTCTGGACAGAGGACCAGGATTGGCTGCGATATTTTCTGTATCTGTCTGAAGACCTGTAGGAAGTGCTTGCTTAGCTCTAAGGATTGGATCGTTAGGCACAGCCAGCTTAGCAGCAGTGCTAGCAGGCTCTGTAGTTCCTCGCATACCTGCGATCAGAGTGTCTACCGAACGAGAGACAGCAGCATCACCAGCGTCTCCAAGACCTTCAGCTATAGTAGCCCGAGTAGGGACAGCAGTCATCGTTGCTTCCTTGACGGAATCAGCGATGCCCTTTCGAACTCCAAACACAGCTTTTAGCCCAGCCTTGACACCTGAACTAACACCCGGTAGACCTGCTACATCAATGACATTATTGAGATCAGCAAGACCAATATCACTGGAAGACATACCAAGAACAGCATTAGCGTATTGGAGGGCGAGGGTTGGATTGTCATTAGATAGTCTCCCTAGGATTTCGTCAAGCTTAGCTCTAAACTGATCGCCAGGTAGACGAAGCAATTCTCTAGTCTGTTCCTCTAGATTGTTACCTTGAAGCCAGCCATCGAAAGCTCCTACAGATTTCAACCATCCACGTAGCTTGACGTCTGAATAGAATGGAATGATGTTCTTAGCTTGGTCTGCAATCCAAGGAAGATATCCTTGGTTTTCATAAATCTGGGATATGTCTTCCTGCTTTCTACGAGCATAATCGTAATTAGACAGGTGAGACTTAGCCTTCTCTAGGTCCGCCATAACAGTGTCGGGAGACGTAGTCATGGCTGTGTCTAGATCAGTGCCATCCATTCTGGCACCGGTATTGAATAGATTGTTGAGATACTTCTCAGCATATCCATCCTCAAACACGGAGTTAGGATCAGTCGGAGGCTTACGAAGAGCTTCCATCTGATCTATAGTCAGTGTACGGCCGTTGGCACGTACAGCATCTATTAGATGTTGGACACGGTTCTGCTCATTGATGGCATCGATCTTGGCGGCAGCTTCATCTCGAAGATTACCTTCTTGACCTTGCATCATCAATGTATAGATCTCTTGTTGAGACTTGCCTAGAAGTTCACCAACACCATAGCTAGCTTTCTTACTACGTACATCAGCGACAGGCGCGGATGGCGCAGGATTGCCTTCAGTCTGAGTATCAATGGATACTGGCTGTTGAACTGGATTTACGGTGTCAAGATCAATGGGTTGAACTGGCGGAAGACTATCCATCAGATACCAACTCCTGAGCTTGGAAAGCTGAACATGCTTGCAGCATTTTTACCTAAGTTACCTATAGTACCTGAGTTCTTCATCAGAGCACCTCCGAGAGACATCCAAGCTTGATCAGTAGCCATGCTTGCCTGTACGTCAGCTAGCTGCATCTTCTTGCTGGAGATATCGCTGTTGATGTTGAAGATATTCTCTCCGAACTTCAGGTTCTGTTGAATGCCTTGAGCATTGAACAATCCTTCGTTAGTTGTTTCAGCCAGACCACCCTTCAGACCAGAACCGAAGTTAGCTCCTTGGTTTACTGCAGCAGCAGTAGCTTGAGCTCTTAGACGTTGGATGTTTCTGAACTGTTGCAGAGTACTTCGTCTAGCCTCTAACTCCATCTGTTGACGTTTCTGGTCACTGATCTGTTGTTCATCAGCTGCAATGCCTTTGCTTATGTCAGCTTCTTGGTGAGCTGCACTAGCTGCTCCAAAAGCTCCAAAGGCCTGCATACCAAAGCCAACAACGTCTAGGCCTATTTCAAGGGGATTCATTAAGCACCTGTATTCATAGTTTCGTAGACAGCCCAGCCCATTAGATCAAATGGTTGCCCAGAAACAGACGTAATTTTTAATTGGAGAACCTCACCTCTGCCACGAAGTCGATGTCGTCTAATGACGACTCCTGCGTTGGCATCATTGATCTCCACAAACTGTGGAGAACTCCATTTATTACTGTCGAAGTTTATTCCGTAGTCCCATACACTCTGAACATAGAAAGCAGAGTAGCCATCATTTCTACTGTAGGTATACAGGTAAGGAATTTGAAACTTACGCCAAGCTCCGCCGTGTAGTTTATACCCGGTGGTGAAAGTGCTGGTATAATCCGCTACGCCCCAGTCAAGATAAGACGTATCAAACTCTTCAGCAAAACTTAGAAAGTATTGTGAGCTACTTTGAGTAACACAGGGATACTTAAAACCAGGTTCTGGTGTATCATTTCCCAGATAAGGATAGGAGACATACACGACACCGTTTATGAATTGTGTTCCAGTGTTGGAGAGATCGTATGGGTAGAAAGCTTTGTTATACGTATTGAAGTTTAGAATTGTATCATACTGATATCTGTTGGAGACATTGCTCTCCGGAGTACTTCTAAAACTCCATTGGATTACATAATTGATTGGGTCGTAATCACCCCTTGCGTATTTCTTACTAGCCTTTGGAATAGCGTTGTAATAACTCAGGATGGTACCTACCGTAATAGGCTCTACACTTAGACTGCCATTTTGCTGTGTCATGACTTGGTAGATACCCTCTTCGTTCCAGAAGAAAGGTAAACCAAGGACATCTACGAAAGAGTTTGAGGAAAGAACCTTGACAGAGCTTATCTTGCTTATTGTGTAATCGTTAGCGGCAAATCCAATTCCAGTGCTACCTGTAATAAACCACACCCCGTTGTTTGCAAATACCAGAAGTCCATTAGCTATGGGAAAGAGTTTATGTATTGTGCCAGAACCAACAACGGTTATGACCCCGCCATCAGTAGGCAATAGACTGTTGAAGTCTTCTGCAGTAGGATCGTTAACTTGAAAACAATTGCCAAATTCAAGGGGGTTAGTTGTTATCTGAGAGAAATAGATATTCTCGTTCCACGAATATTGTGAAGTATCTGTACTAGCAGCTTGAAGAGCATTCACTCCTGTGCACCACATCCTACCTTGGAACCAGGCTCCTGTAGCTGGACGAGCGAAAGTGGAGACCTGCCCGACAGATATTCCAGTGCTAGAACTTCTATCCCAGTGAAATGCTGGAGTTAGAACATGTCCCTGAGGAGATTGCGCAGAATTGAGATTGACATTGGTTATAGTTGTAGCAGGATCGAATGCGCCAGATGAATTCTTGAAGTACCACCAAACGTCAGCATTGCTTGGATAGACGCCAGCAGCTGCGAAGAAAGTATTGATGTACCCAGAAGTATATGGAGTTATATACCAAGAAACATCACTCTGACCGAGAAATCTCGGGTCAGAGGTTGATACCGAAGATATGTTAATTGTAAGAGACGTACCTGTGTAATTAGTTACAGTTCCGGTAGCTACTTGGAAGTTCTGACCAATGCCCGGTGGGGCAAATACAGGATTAGTTAGAAGAGCATCATTTCCTGTAGCAATACTGACTTGCTGACCATTGGATACCCCCGACATACCAGAAGCAACTGTAAATACAGTGCTTCCAGTCGTACCAACAGTGTATGAATTAGAAGCTAGAGCTAACCATGGATTACCGGTAGTCCAACCCTGATTGATTAGATTGTATTGATGATCTGAAGTCAGAGTAGATGGACGGGTATTAATCACCAAGCCGTCATTAACTCCAGTAAAGTCTCTTGTAGTGACAGAAATTACACCTAGAGTGAATGTTTGCTGTGATACATTGTAACTAATATATTGAGGCTCTAGATTTGGATGGAAGACAAAGAGGTATCCATTGCCATCTGCGTATTGACACTCGATGCTTGTATCGAAGATGCCTCCAACTGGAGTGGCATAACTAAGCGAAACCGTATTACCAAGTCTTTGGGTAGACAAAGGAGAATTCGGAGATGCCGCATAAATCTTGTAGAAGTACAGGATACCCCCGACCTGTCTAACGAGAAGTTTGGCATTACCATCACCGCCTGGATTATTCCAGATATATGTAGAGACCGCTAGACCTATTGGATTAACATTCAGAGAACTTCCATTCTCTTCTACATCTATTCCAAGACGACGTACAGTGTCCCCAACAATAGTAAATTCGCAGTTACTTGCTGAAGTAGCTGCGTTCTCTGGAAAGTTTAGTCCGGTTGCTTCGGTAATGAAACCCTTCGTGAAATTGTTTTCAACGGAGGTATTTATCTGTTGGGGCATTAGTCGACTACTCTAGTAACCTTGACATTCCTGCGTAAGAAGTATTCTTCAGCATGTTTAATAGCAGACTTCACACCCGTGAACCTGCCCATCAAACCACCAGGTAAGTTGCCGTTCTGTTCCCATTGGAAATACCAAAGGCAAGTCTCAGGATCCATCTTGATGTGCAGCTTCTGCTCTCCTGTAAACAGACGCTTATCTGCTTGGCCGCGGACGTCTAGAGCTGCTTTCCCTTCGATGGGAGCTAGCTCAAGAACTCGGTCATTGAACTTATCAACGCTTTGTGATGTAAACATTAGAATCTATCCCAACCCTTTTCTCTGAACTGACGCGTAGGAGATGTACCCCTTCGGCCGAAGTCAGGAAGTTGATCAAAATATGAAGGTCTATCGATGATTGATTTATCTTTCTGAACCGACGACCACTGACGCTTAGCTTCCTGCTCAGCCTTGGTGTGCACCATTTGCTTGAGTTCAAAGAAAGCTAGAGACTTAGCTTCGTTCAGAAGAAGAGGAACTTGATCTTCATCAATATTAGGAATAAAGGAGTCTTCGTTCTTCCAGACAGGAACTACTTCACCATAAGCCATAGTCTTACTTGTCTGAAGAGTGTCGTCCTGTGTGGAGTCATACCCGTCGAAGATCACGAAGTAATCACTTAGAATAGTGCAGAACTGTGGTTGCTTATCGTTCTTGTAATAGAAAGTGTAAGTACCAGGAAAGCCATTCTCTGAGTTAGTGAAGGTAAACGAAGCGACATCGCTGTTATCAGGATTGAAGGAGTTGACCATATCAATGAACTGACGCACAGGAAGAATAGTTACGTACTCATACCCAGGAGGTGGAGAAGCGATAGTTCCTCCTTGCGAAGATATATCGACATTCAAGTCATGCTCGAAGCCGTTATCATCTGCGTTAGGAAGTGTATTACTGTTGAAATACTTCAACCACTCAATCTTCTTGATGCCGTCTGGGATGTACATAAGAACAGGCATATTCGGATCTAGGCTAGGTTCAAGCTGAACAAGTTGTTTATGTTCAGGGAGGTCTGTCCTGGAAATGATATTGAAGTAAGTAGTCTTTAGGCACTCTAGGACTTGAAGAGACTCTGCGTTATCAGACACAGAGTTTACTTCATCAGAACCTAGAGAACTTAGAATGGATTGAACGTATTGAAGGTTCGTGTATTTCACTTTCGCTTCCAAATATTGAGGCCGATGTTACCGAACAAGAAGACCATTACGACATACGGGAGATAGGCTACAGCGACTGGGTAGTCAGGAACATGCCATTGATACTGGATTAGGTCTGGGTGATATGGAGTGCCATCCCTCATTCGACCAGCTATGATTGTATCCCAACCCATGAGACAAGACCATACAACTACAGGTAGAATAGCAAGATCACGCATAAAGCGTAGGCCTATGTCATCCTGTGTGTCATGTATGATATCTCTGCTAACCTGAGCTTCTGCGACATCCCGGTCAGCTTCAGTCTTTGCTAGAGCTGCCTTGGTATCGAAGAACTTCATTAGAGGTGCTGAGAGGCCCTGAATAATAGGGCCAATCAACGGGATCCAACTAAGCATCTAGTGTCCTACGTCTGGCGATCTCATGAGAGACACCGATTAGAAGAATAACGCCACCGAGAGCAATCACTTGCTTGCGATCAAAGCCAGTAATACCAAGCAGAGGAGACCAGTCGAGGCCGCCAATAACTGCAGTAACAAATCCAGATACTGCTGTAATACGAGCGGTGAGGATAGTAGCGCTGTCATGGAAGTGTTTAAGCAGTGGGTGTGACTGCTGGGGAAGTGATTTGGTTCTTGAGCTTTTCGATTTCATTTTTCATATTATCCATATCGATCTTGACACCAGCCATACCACGGCCACGGACATACCAACCCAAACCACCGGCGACAGCAGCTGAAAGAAGGCTAGAGATAATTGCGGTCATATAAGAAACTCCATTGAAAACTTCAGGAACACACTTGGCAGACTTAGCAGCTGCCGTAAAAATATCAGACATTGCGATACTTTCTAATTAGATGAATGATTACAGCGGTGACGACACCGACTGCAATGGTTGAGATAGCGACTTGGGGAATATGGGTTCGTACCCAGTGTTCTCCAGTCTGCCAGTAAGAAGCACCGACGGCAGCGCCAGTAACAACTGTACCTGTGATAACAGATGGAGTTGTTGAGACTGCAGAAGGAGTTAGAAACAAGGCACGCTCACGCTGACGGCGAGGCAGAAGCAAAGTAGGATTACCATTAGCCTTGCTCCAGTTAAGTAGAGCATCAGCAGCACCTTGGTAGTCTTTGTTATTCAATTTACGAAGTACAGAGGACTTGACTAGTCCACCTGTGTTGAAATCAAAGGACACAAGAGCATCGAATTGATTTTGATTGATAGAGACCTTGACTAGGTTGTTGATGTTATCTTCAACCTTAGCTAGGTCTTGTGCAAGAATTTCATCAGCTTGTTCTTTGGTTATAGTCATCCCAGGAACAACCCTAGGCAAACCAGCAGCTGATGTATGTCCTGTTCCAATTGTGAGAGTTCCCTTTACAGAGCCTCCCTTTGGAACACGTTTTTCGTTCATGTCATCGTAAGCGTAAAGGATAACTCCTTCTTCCTTCTCGATGAATGCAATTCCATTCTTAGATGTTTTCATGTAAAAGCTATCACGATTATAATGCCAGCTTGGCCAGTGCCTCCAGCGGAACCACTTGTACCCGCCGTACCACCAGCTCCACCTGTACCTACTGTGTAGGTATATGTTGCGTTAGGATTTGGGATTAGTTTAAAGGCTGAACCTCCTCCGCCACCACCAGAACCTGCACCACCAGTGCCACCAGAAGAAGCACCTGAACCGCCTCCACCACTATTTACTGGAGAAGTATTGCCTGGGTTATTGATTAGAACAGTATTTGGCTGAGTACCTGGGCCAAACATTGTAGAGCCGCCGCCTCCACCTCCTGGTCGGTTAACTCCGGCTTCACCTGGACCTCCGACGCCTCCTGACCAGTTTGCGTCTCCGCCAGTTGCGGTACCTCCTGATACATATGCGCCTGATGTTGAGACACCTGCAGCTCCTCCGTTACAAGTAATAGTTACTGCACCGCCTGCGAATGAGGAAGCACCTCCAGCTCCTGCAGCTCCAGGAGATGTTCCTGAACCTGCACCACCCCCACCGCCTCCAACCATCTTTACGATTAGATAGCGAGTATTTCCTGGAGTCGTATATGTCGCCCCGGAACCAGAAGTGAGAACAGAAATTGTAGGTGTGCCAAATAAAGCTGCAATATTAGTTGCAGTTACTACTGTATTTCCATTAAGTTTGAAAGTGTTATTGGCAGTATCTATAGTTTTGTTTGTAAGTGTATCTGTAGTGGCACGTCCAACTAAAGTATCAGTAGACGTAGGAAGAGTAAGAGTTCCTGTATTAGTAATCGTACCAATAACAGGAGCTGTTAACGTCTTGTTAGTTAGAGTATCTGTAGAAGCTCTGTATACGAAAGTATCGTTTACGTCTTGGATGTTCTGAGTACGGTTTGTACCTGTAGTAATACTAGAAAGACTGAGATTTAACTTCTTAGTCGTATCTGCATTAGCTTCTAGAGTAAAAGCATTATCCTTAGCCGTGTACGTATTAGTATCAGCTAAGGTACTAGAAGATACACTGCCTGCAGTTAGAGTGGGTGTCCCTCCTAGAGTATATGTTCCTGTCGCAGTTCCAGACAAAACCGGAGAACTAATAACAGGAGTAGCGATGGTGGGAGAATTTGTTCTAACTATGGCCCCTGCACCAGTAGGAGGAGTTACCCAAGCGCCTGTAAGGGTGCCTGAACTAGTCACAGGAGAATTGGTTACTGTAAAGTCGGTTGGAAGAGAAAGACCTACCGATGAAACAACATTACCCCAACCTGTGTCATAATCGACGTTACTATTCTTCTTAAGTCCTTGCCCAGTCGTACCCCCGGTGGGAATGTTTACTACAGTGCCTCCTCCTGCGATTGTAGCCAGATCTTGCAATCTAGCTGCGGAATTAGCCGTAGCAGGAGCCGGCAGATTGATGATCTGCTTGGAGTTCATATCCAGATTATTCTGCATCTGGTTAGGAGCAGTTCCATCTAGAGACAACGTATTGTCCACAGCAGCCTGGATAATCTCGAAGTTATCGTTTATCAACGTCTGTGCTGACGTTGGATTCTGCGTAAGACTCCCGATGTCATTAAGTGTTATTTTGCTCATATATAGAACGATCCTGATTGTAGGATATTAGGCTGTATAATTAGATGACTTCCAGACCCTGAGCTAACTGCAGGTTGTGACAAACCAACTGTAGTTCCTGAGATAGCTGTTATGTAAGTACCAGATGAAACTGGTCCTGCAAAAACACCAGGGCATTGGGTCAACTGAACATTAGTCTGTGCACTATACGTAGGATGGGAAATCGTGCAGTTGCCTCCGCCGACACTTAGAACCACCGTTCCTTCTGTGATACCAGGACCATGCAGGGCCATGCCAACTTGAGCGCCTCCGTCGATCAGAGGAGCTGCCATTGAAATGGTGGTAGCACCAGCTGAGAAAGTTGAAGTAAAGGAGAAGTAGCTGTTGATGGTATTACCAATCTGATAATTACCACCAGCGCCGACGTTGATAGTAGTAGCTCCTGCGCTCCAAGTTCCCGAGTAAAGAATACCTGGATTACCTGGAATGTATGGAGTTCCTAGGAAGTTAGTGTCTAGAACAGAAACACCCTTATAAGCGAAAGCTGGACCACGTCCTTTAGCTCCACCGTTGAAGGTAATAGCTTGAGCGTTGTTATAGCAATTGCCTTGTCCATAGAAGAAACCACCACTGAAGAAAGGATAAGCTCCCGTAGTCATATCGACATAGACAGAATAATTGGGATCACCATTGGTATTCCAATAGACTGAACATTGGCCGCCTAGATCTAGGAAAGCTTGTCCACCTGCGGTGAGAGTCACAATGACATTAGAACCAGAAACAGATGGTGCATACGCCAGAGTGGCAACGTTTCCTGATACGCTAGTTATGTAGTTACTTGAGGCAGCTGTTCTAATATCGTTAGTTAGACCAATACCAGTTCCTTCAATGCCCATGAACTGACCTGGAGTGATTCCAGAGGTACTAGCAAGAGTAATTGAGTTAGTGCCACTAGTCCATGTACCCGTAGTTGTATAGACAGAGGGCATTAACTTGATATTACCAGCAAATTCTATGAACGCCTTAAATCCGCCTGAAACCATGTTATAGCCATTACCGGCTGGACTCATGAAAATCATTCCATAAGGACTGTTGACAGAACTTGGTCCAGGGTTAGCTGGCCCGAAGATAACGTTAGAGTCTTGACCAACAGCAACACCATCGGCATTTCCATTGATCATATCAATGGTTTGGTTCTGGATAGTGAACGACGCTCCAAAGGCACAGCCATAGGCATAGCCGACGTTAAGAGCTGGACGAATTACGACGTTAGCAGGATTGGAGGAATTGCCATTGAAGATAATACCACCTGCACCGTTTTGTCCAACAATCTGATTGCCATAAGCTTGTAGACTATCTGTGTAGACACCATCAGCTAATTGACAAGTAACAGTATAACCACCTAGGTCATAGAAATTAGAAAGAGTAGAATAGAATTTACCGCGGGTTCGCCAAGGATTGCCTGCACTTCCGTCTCCGACAGTATCACTACCAGTCGTAGAAACGTAGAATGTAGTGTTGCCTGTGAGCAATATTCGGCTACCAGACCCACCGCCACCACCTCCGCCACCACTTGGGGTAGCCCAACTGGCGTCATAATTGGAGGAAGAATTCTTAGTAAGTACTTGTCCCGTTGTACCTCCAGTAGGAAGGTTGGACAAGGTAACTGAATGCCCTGCAGCGAGATCCGCAAGGTCTTGAAGTCTAGCTGGCTCATCTGAACTAACAGGAGCTGCGAGATTGAGAATTCGATTGGAATTCATGTCTAGATTGGCATTCATCTGATTAGGAGTGGTGCCGTCTCTTGACAAAGTATTATCAAACGCAGACTGAACTATCGCACTGTTGTTGTTGATAGTGTTCGCTGCGGTTGTTTCGTTCTGAAAATTGACCGATTGATTGAGAGTTATCTTAGACATGTTTTCCTTAAAATAAGGGGGCCGAAGCCCCCTCTTTACATATAGACGACGTAAGCTTCGGAACCAGCCGTCACGTTAGTCAGACGAATAAAGATAGTCTTAGCGAGGTTAATCGCAACAACCTTATTCGCTGCCGGGACGTTGGTATCGAAAGTTCCACCCGTACCTGCACCCAAGGTGATAGCACCAGAGGAGCTGCCACCATTGATGAGTTCGAATGAGATCATGTCACCGACATTAGCGCCAGCAGATGCCGAGTTGACAGCAGCCACGATGTTCGCAGCAGTGTCAAGGGTGGCAGTAACTGCGCCAGCGTTGGCGTTTACGAATACACCAGCAAGCATGCTCGCTGCCGTAACCGTAGTAGAAGTCGTAGTAACACTTGAAGGAGTGGTACCATTACCACCGAGCCATTTAAAGCCTGTACCGCCGGCAGACACTGAGTTAGTCAGAATCTGCTTAACGATAAGGTCATTACCTGACATATCGATGGTTTTTGATTTATCAACAGTCATGAATATCCTTTCTAGGAAAGGGGGTCCGAAGACCCCTTATCCATTACTGAGTGATCGTACCAAAGCCACGATAGTAAATACGAACCTTGATCTTACCAGTAGTATAAGTACCACCGACAGACATAGCCGTAATATAGTTCTTGTGGGTTTGATCCGCAGAGGTCGAACCGATGTAACCACCAGCACCCGTGCTACCATTCGTCAGCGTAGTTTGCTGACCAGCGGTAGTGAACGTAGCATTGAGGGCACCGTTGACGAAAGCGGTGTTAGAGATAGCCGTAACAGCCGGAGGATTGGTCAGCGTACCGGGGGTGAGATAACCCGTACCGATATTGATCGCTGTCGCACCAGAGGCGGTCATACCAACTTCCGTGTCATAAACAACCTTCTCAACGAAGAGCTGGGTGTTAGAGGCAGGGAAGAAAGTAGTATACGACTGAACGAGTGGAGACGTAGTCAGCTGAGTGAGATCGATAGTGAGTTCCAAACAACGGGTTTCACCGTATGAGAGGAAATCGCCACCAACTTCAGGCACAGCCTTCTGCGTACCGTATTGACGGAACTTGCCGTCATTATCAAGCCAAGAGCCTGCAACCATGTTCTGTATCCTTTCTTAGGCGGGCACAGCAGAGGTGCTGGTTAGGATCGTGACCATGTTCTCAGGGCGATACAGCTTGAAGCCATATTCAGCGATCGTCAGGTACTCAGTTTGCTGGAGATCCTTGTTGAACTCCGAGTAAACAGTCGGTTGCTGACGGAAAGCGCCGATCCAGGGACAGGTGTCCCCAGGAGTCGCCGAGAAGAAGAAGTTAGCCACACCTCCCGAAACACTCACGGAGTTGATAGTTTCCGAGGAAATCGCCGGAAGGTAGTTCGACACATAGATATCGAAACCGAAGACGTTAAACCGGAACTTGAAACCAGTGACGATACCGTCACGGGTGACATCACCCCACTGCATGTTTGGAGAGAGCAAGTTAACCATGTTAGCTTGCGTAGCGAGAGTATAGGCAACAGACGGGTCCACAACAGCGCACAGATTGGTCAGAGGGACGTTAGCCTTCTGCAGTGCGTAGATAGCCTTCTGGAAGTCTGGCAGAGTAATGGTCTGACCAGTTCCGGAGGCCACCCAACGGTGGGACGCGGTGTTGATAGTGTTTAGAGACGAAGCAGTCTGTCCAGAATTCGCAACTGCGAAGATGCGAGTTTCAACAGCTTCCATCAACGCACGATGTTGACGTGGCACGAAGGCCGCGATAACGTCATTGGCGTAGAAGCTATCCCTCTTGAACTTCTCAGAGATCGCGTTAGCCGAGTACTTGTACTGGTCAAACGAGAATTGGAAGTTACCGGTGTCGAACTGGTTGTACTTGACAGCTTGATTTTCATTGAAATCAGCAGTCTCAGCTTCACCGAGCGACGGGATATTGATGGTGTAACCATCAGGGAAGTCTTGAATAATGCGGACAAACTTCATCGCCATGAGCTCGTCAAGAAGCAGTTCCTTGATCTGGCGAGACCAGAGCTGCGTCCTTACGAGATTAGCTTGTGATTGGTCTGTAAAACCAGCCATAGAAGTTTAACCTCAGATTTAGTCCATTGGCAGACCGAAGTCAGGACCTAAGGCCATGAGATCGTTATGCATTTGGACAGCGATTTTGGGATCAAGATACATCCGAGGATTGTTCTTCTTCATCTCTTGGTAGTAATTCCAATCGCGCTTTTGAGTGCTTGGAGCAAACGAAGACGGTCTGACTGAGTTACGAGGAAGAGTTGGAGGAAGTTGAGGTTGCTGATCTAATCCGAAGGTCTTGACAAAGACGGTAGGATGATTCTTAGCGAGATCGTCAGCAAACTCTGGAGTCAATCCAAGAGTATCTAGGCGTTGTTTGTAAGCCGCTTGGTATTCATTACCAAACGTCTCACGGAGTTTAGCCTGCATAGCTGAGAGGTTTTCATTCTGACGAAGTCTCTGCTGGTTGGCAGCATACCTCTGGTCAATAAGTCTCTCGATTTCTTCAGGCGTCATACCCGGTTGGACTTGTCCCAAATCGGTGTTAGCTGGGTTACTGTCCTTGTTAGGATTATCTAAGCGGTCAATCAAATCCTTAATCTGTGTTCCGGTCTTAAGCTGTTCTTTGGTCTCAAGGTAGTCTTTACTGAGATCGTCGATACGAGCTTCTAGTGTTTTAATGTAGAGATCTGATTCTGCCTTAGCAGATTCTAGTTCTTCTCGTGGCTTGTCCTTCCACTTTGCGATAATGTCTTCTTTAGTCAGCGAAGGAGACGGTCTGGTCTCATCGAATAGGCTGTCGGCCATTGTAGTCCTATATGGTTATAAGCGCTAGAAAGTCTCTCAGTGCTTGTTTATACCCATTGTTATGGGCTTGCCGATAAGGCCAATTGGCGTTATCGTATGCAGCAGGAGAGATTTCTGCTGCTTCTCGAGAAGCTTGGTTGCTCTCGACTAGTCCTTTAAGGTCCTCTAGAACCCACTTCACTCTTTGAAGAGATTCCAGATATTGTTTCTTTTCTTCGGGAGTCTTTAGCTTCTTGGTCCAAGCTAGATCTGCCATTACTGTGTTCCTAATGTTCCTGTGGGAGTAGCGCTAGAGGGTGGATTACGTTGTAGTCCTAGCTGCTGCCCCGGCCTAGTAGCTGGAGGAGGCGGAGAGAATTGTCCTTGTTGATTGACGTCGTAGTCGCCGCCGATTCCTGTAGCTGTGCCTGCTTCTTGATGGAGTTGCTCTTGCATAGCCTGGATATATCGTTGAGCATCAGCTTGTTCAGCCAACTGTATGTACGGAGTAACAACCCCAAAGTCTTTAAGATCAAAGACATTCTCCATGATCTTAGCAAGAATAATCCCGGAAAAATGAGGTTGGACTGTGGACCATAACCCAGAACTCGTAAGGGCGGTAAGATTTTGAACAAGCTCAGCTTGTTCTGCAAAGTGACGTGCTCCGACAGCTTTGATTCGCCCGATGCCTGTGATGTCATCGACAGTGAGATTCTGGAAAGTAGTAGTCTGGAATTCATCGTTGAATACTCGGATTGCTGTGACGCCAGTCATGTTCCGCCTTGCCATTTCTAGCATGGCATTCAGAAGCCAATCCATGTACTCAGAGAACTGGAAGATCTTATTATTGAAAAGACGGGAAGATGCATTCTCTAGACGCTGGACCTCGTACTTGGTTTTCTCACCAGGTGAACGAATACCCATAGCTTCCTTAGGTGCTCCTGCCATCTCTTCCATGGTAGTAGCTAGTGTGCTGATCTCCATGTTAGATTGCATGATCTGGACTTCAGGTTGAACAAGCTCGACATCACCTTCTTCGGTGACGAAGATCTTCTCTCCTGGTTGCCAGGTATAGTCTTCGACGAAACCCTTAACCTTCTGGACTGGGTAAGTAACAAGATCCCAGATATCAGCCTTCATGTTCTCGATGTGATCCATGCGGTATTGCATACCGACTAGGTTATCGAGAGGACCCATACCCCAGAGGTTGTCTTGTTTACGACGCCATGGTGTATGGAAGATTGGAGCATAACCGTAGAAGGATTCGTTAGCTCTGTTCTCAATCAGCTTGTGTCTATCTACGACAGTGATGACTCGGTTCTTCTGGAACGTATCAGAATAGGGATCATACCAATCGCCGTAGAAAGTTAGGACTTCACAAACATCCGACGTGAGATAAGCTCGGAATGAAGTAAATCCGTCAACGATGTAGAGTCGATCTTTCTGGCTCCAGTCACCCTGGTATTGCTGGGCGTGAAATCTGATTTCTTTAAGGTACTTGTAGAGTTCTTCGTAGGCATTTCTGTTTTCGTCATTGGACATCCTCTCTAGAAGATCTTTCAATTCTCCTAAGGAGATTATCGTCCGAACAATCTTAGGTGATTCGATGAAAGACTCAGCAGTAGGATTAAAGACAATGTCAAGAGGACTGATGCGACGTATAGCCGGCCCAACAAAGCCAACTTGCGTTTTGTCTTTCTGTTCAACGCGCATATCCTTCCATTCGACCGTGGCAATGGCATTGCCGAAGTCTATGTAGTCCTGAATGATCTTCTCGACTTCAGAACGAAAATTAGGCTGTTCAGTACACCATGTCATATAGTTGACTATGGCATCCTTCTTAGCCATGGAGTTGCTATCTTGATCATCTGCGATCCACTCCAACCATTTCCTCTTTGGAAACAGGGTTGCAGTGTAGTTAGCGAAGAGATTGTCTCTGATCTGACACAGCTTTGGAACAGTAGTCTTGTTCTTCCAAGGAAGTGTACTGTTGCTTGTCTGCGTAGTATCTGTGGCGTAGACGTATCGACGAACTTCTTCCCAAGAGTTCTTCTTCAGCTGTCGCATATCTTCCCAAGAAAGGAATTTCTCGGTAATGCGAGTGGCAAGAAGATCAGGAATTATGACGTCTTCGAGAGCTACGTTTTCAAGGGGTAATACACGTCCGGTCATTTAAATCTTAATGTTGCTCTGTTTGTTGCAGGGTTATACTTGTATTCGCCGGCGCTGTGTTTACTCGACTTGGACGCCCGATCCTTTGCTCTACCAGCCGCTCCCATCTGCGCGCGGACACGCCCTGAGGCGGTGAGATTTCCTTCACTATCGATGTGACCTCTCTTACGTAAGAGATTGAATGCAAGTTGTTTATCTCCGACTTGTTCAGCTAGACGTGCCCAGAGAGGGTTCATATGACACCACCGAATTTAGAGTGGTATGAGAAGTTGGTTACAGGGTTGGAAGAATAAGACCGGAAGACATTGACAGGAACTGTAGCGAAGTCAATGGCAGAAGCTAAGGCATCCTTGACGTCATCGTGTGCTGGATTCTGGAAGATGAGTTCTTCTTCAAGGACTTGGGTATTACCGTGAGGGTAATGCCAGATTTGACGGTTGGCGTATCTAGGTTCTAGAATAGCCATGATGCGCTCTTCCTTGGAACCAATCCATCTAGTAGGACGGAATTCATCTACAGCTAGAGTCAGACCATGAGGTCTGATGTAATTCTCTTTCAGATCTCTGACGATGACTTGCTGGGCGACAGAGACTTCGCATCGGATTTTTCTGAATCCCCATTTTTGGTAGAGCTTGAGGATGTGTTGGAAGTAGTCGCTAATTTTGTCAGTCTTGAATCGATCGATTTCAAGAATGTAATAATTGGATCTTCCGTCCACTCCCAGAACCACAATGGATGTGTAGTCAGATTTCTTATTTGTGGAATAGGCAAAGTCAACGGCTGCGACGACATTGAGTCGTTCTCTGACGTAGTGCCAGGCGTAGTTTTGGTTGGAGAGTTTATTTGGGTCGTAATACTGAAAGAGGTCCCGTTGAATTGGGGATGATTCCACGTCCTGTGGATCATTGTAGTATTGGGCCCTAAAGTGTATTTTGTTAAGGTACTGTGCTCGTTTTGTTCGGAGTACACTTTCGTCAAATCCGAACCACTTTCCGTCGTTTCGCTGTTGCTTGGGCCAGAGGAATTGGCCACTTCCGTCTCCAGCGGTTTCGACTTGCTCTTGCTTGACTTCGAAGAGCGGCTTCGCACCGACTTTGTTTCCGTATTCATCGAATTCTTCAATCTCCATGCTGATGAGGTCTTTGTACAAATCGAGAGGATGATAGCGTGTTCCCACGACCCACTCACGGGCACCGACTGTTTCGATGGAAGAAAGAAGACCATATTGGTCTTTTACTCGTTCGCGACCTTCTTCTGTGTATGCGTTTCCGACGACGACGACGTCATCAAGAACGGCAATATCGCAATGAAGACCGACAATATTGCTGGTAAGACCAGCGGTGAATATACTAGGATCGCGTATCGACTCAGCAGCCCGTCTAGGATCATCTACGGATATCTCTCCTTCTGTCCATTTCTCACGCTTAGCTTCTTCTTTGTTGACCATCTCTGGCCAGTAGCTGCGGTAGGCATCACAGGTGATGATATCCTTGATGAACTTCAACTGCTTCTTAGCTAGGTTAGCTGTAGAAGAAATGTAAAGTACACGAAGGGTAGGATCTCGGGTGAGTTCCCACGCCACACGGTAAGCGACTAGCGCTGACTTCATGTGGTCTCTTGGTAAGAGTAACAGCTGATGGGTAGAAGCCTCGGGGCTTGTCCACCAGTTGATTACACTACGATGTATATTTCCGAGAAGACGATTGGGATGAACTAGCTTGATGAATTCTTCGAGAGAAGACTCAGCCAATTCTCTCTTGGCGACTCGCTCAGGATTGTTCTTCCTAGGACGTCCTCTTTTCTTAGGCAGCGAAGCTGCCGTATTACTTAAGATATCCATAAGCAGTTACGTTAGCGTTGGTGTTGCCAGCGCCGAAGGAAGCTGCGGAGACTACGATGTTCGTGTTGAACCCGGTAGCTGGGATAGGAAGAGGAAAATTGATTTGTAGAGGTGTCGCTGCTACGGTTGCGCCGGCAGGGACGTTGAATTGGTAAGTCTGAGTTCCACCTTGGACGCCGGTTACAGTGACTGCTGAAGCAGTAGCTGCAGTGGCTCCGAGGCCAGAGACGACAAAACCAGTGATATAAGCGATACGACCAGGAACAGACGTAAGAGTTGCTGTTGCGGTAGCCGCTGCGGCGGTAGCTGTTGCTACGACAGGGGTTGATTCCGTATAGAAAATTACGGCCATTACTTGAGTCCTAATTTAGCGAGGGTGACTGAGATGTTTTCGAAGCGATTGAGATTCTGGACATGACGTTCTTGATCTTTCTCTTCGTGATCTACTAGCCAGTTGTTCATCTGTTTGCCTTGGTCTATAATAGCCTTGGCCATGTTATCAAATCTAGAGATTAGAAGCTTAGAGACTGCTAGAGATATTGCTATGAATGCCGAGAATAGAGCTGTACCAATAGATACGACTTGAGGAGATATACTGTCTAGGGAGGTCATTTGCCTCGGCCTACGGCAGATTTGCCTTTGTGTTTGGAGTTCCAGATACGAGCTGCTTTAGTCTTAGCCGCAGCTAGAGACATCCCTTTGGCGACAAAGGCGTCTCTCATCTTTTCATAGCCTGCTGGCATTAACGTGATTCCATCACTACTTGACCTTACGCTTCTTATCCAGCTTCTTGTCTTGCTTGGAGTTTTCTTTGATGCCATTCTTCTTATCGAAGGCATCGTCTTTCTTCTGGGTGTATTTCATCTTACTTTTCTGAGCTTTGGGTTTCTACGCTTCGCAGCGCTGGATGCTTTGCGAGAACTTGCTGCCAGGATAGCTCCTGCGCGATCTTTAGAGATTCCCTTTTGCTTAGCGATCTTTGCTTGGACACTCTTGAAACTCATGGTTTTAATACTAATGGTTTAGTGACTGTCTCGATATGCTTCTCAGACAGTAGCTTCATAGCTTGTTGACCTAGAAGTACCTGTAGAACTAGGATTCCTCTTTGGTCTAGGTTATCTACTAATTGTTCTAGAGTTGACATAAATACCTCTTGACATAAGTATAAACTACTTCTACAGTTCCTGTAAAGGAGAAACTATGAAAAAAGAAAGAGAGTTTGACTTTCTTAAAGAACACGGCTTTGGAGTAGTCTATGGAGCAGAAAATGTGAAAAAGAAAATAGCTGAGTTGTCCAGACTAGCATCTCTCGTAGATAGGCCCTAGGATTCAATTAGAAGCTCACTGGTGCGTTATTTCATGATGCCCGCTACCCTACTAGCCAAAACACGTAAAACCTCTGTACGGGCTTCTAAAAGGCTTGTGGAGGATTTCTTCGATGATGTCAGGATTTGGGCAGAGTTTAAGAGGTTTTATGAAAAATACCCAAATCATCCATGTAGGTGGATCCATGAGAGAACTGAACAGAGAATACACGAGTTATTACGATGAAATTTGTGAATGAACTAGGAAATGAAATTGAGATCTTTGGAGAATACTCTCAAGATTTGAATAGTTATACTATTTTCATAGTAGGACCAAACTCTATCTCTGAGAATAAACTTACAATTATGGAAGCTAGAAATCTTAGAAATTTTCTGTGCGATATTTTTGAGGTGTAGATTTTGGTGAGTAATTTTTTAGGTGTAGTTCATTGCGCGGCGAAGCACCCCACGTCCCCCACATTGATGCAACGGCATCTTCTTAGCCACTGAGATATCCTACGTATAAGAGACTAACGTCGTAAGACTCTTACCTAGTAAACACTTGAGTATCTTAAGTAAGTATATTACGTAGCTTACGTAGTATACTACGTCAGGTAAGTAGAACACGTAAGATACGTAAGAGATATCTTAAGATATATACGTCAGAGAAATATATCTCCGAGGGGCCGATGCACTATAATGCAATAAGATATCTTTGTGCTTTTCTAGTCACAGTCTACGATTTAGAAGAAAAGAATATTATTCTACGACAAGGGGCTTGATTTAGCAGATCACTGGGATTATGTTCACAAGGTCGGTGAGAAAGCCGGCTTAACACAGAGAGGAATTAGACCATGGCTGAAGTCCAACCTAACGCCTTGCAGATCGGCGATGCCGTTCGAGCGAAGGCATTGAGCTATGCCGCCAAGACTGGCACCGCGATTGATCTCGTTGTGGTCAAGGCTGCTGACAGCAAGCACGAATACAGCCTTGCTCCGATCGCGCTCTATCGGGCGATCAAAGAGAACCTGACAGAGGACGAAATCGACGCCTTGCCATTGCCGGGCCAGCACTGGCGCGACAAAGATGGGACTATCCACAACAATCCTGACATTGCGCAGTGGAAAGACCCCTCCAAGCCGGACAGCAAGGCGAAAGAGATATCCTTCTACATCGTGTGGTCGGACGGGACACCGGAAGGTGCGCGTGTTGTCGAGGAACTCGATTGGTGCAGTCGAGCGGCCGATCCCAAGATGTCAAAGGAAGGCATCGATGCCAAGTGGCTTGCGAAGTATGCCAGCAATCCGCAACTCATTCGCAAGCGTAAGAAGTACCTGGAAGGCCGGCGCGGCACCGTCCGCAAGGCGTACAAGGATGCTATCCGGTTGCTGTGGCAACTGGACATGGTTAACGAGTTGGTTATCTATGATCCGAACGATAAGACCAAGATTGTCGGTGGTTGCATGGCGGAATTGGACGATGACGGTGACGAAAACACCGTGCTCGTTTCGGACCGCGCTGCACCCAAGCGTAATTGGAA